GTGGTAAATTAGTAAAAACTATTTCTGGTAGTTATTCAAAACTTACAGGACATCAACTTACATTATATAATACATTTCAAACTTTAGTTAAATCTAGTATTTATGGTATTACAGAACAAGGCGAAGCTGTAAATAAAGAAATATCTAAAGTAGTTAGTAAACTTAATGATTTTCAAAGAGTAACTAAATTAGGATTAGATCCTATTATACAAATTTCTGCAGGTGGTGCATCTAAAATAGCTTCTTTTTATGAAGGTGTTAAAGGTTATTACTACGATAAATCACAGCAAGGTAAAAGTGAACTAATGCTTTCTAAAATATTTACAGAAGAAGGTAAATTAACTTCTGCAATATTACAATATTTTGAATTTCATGGTAAACATGTAAATGTTAAAGCAAATGAGTTACCAGATAATGCTCTTGTAAAACTTGCTAATAAAGGATTATCATTTTTAGGATTTAGAAAATCTTCTGAGTGGGTAGACAATTCTATTGGATTGTCTATGATGCAAAATTATGGTATAGATGAAAATGGTAGAATTAAAAGATTAAAATCTTTACCAAAAGATTCAAAATCTTTATTAGAAAGAGCATCTTTAAAAAATGGTAAATTTGAAATTGATGGTATTACTTTAGAAAATTATAACCAATTTGTTAATATGGTTAGAGGTGTGTCTAGAGGTATTAAAGGAGAATTAAGTGATAATGACCAAAGAGCAATTTCACAAAACCTGCTTGGTAAATTAGCAATGACTTATAAAAGCTGGTTACCAGATTTATTTAAAGAACACTGGCATCCAGATACTTTAAGATATAATAACTATACTGATACAGTTACTATTGGTAGATTTAATGCTATATATGAAAATTTAAAAGATGATGAAAGTAAAAAATGGTTATTACTTAATCAATCAGCTTGGGTAGGTATTGGTAAATTAATGTTAGATGTTCCTTTATCTTTTTTTACTATGGGTAAAGTTAGAATATCTAAAGCTAATGAAAGTAGAGCTAGAGCTTTATTTGAAAAATTTAAACAGGATAACCCTTATGATAAACGTATACAAGAATTTTCTTTTGAAGATTTCTTAGATTACTATAATGGTCAAATAAGAGCAGGTGTAACTGAATTATCTACATTACTATTTTTAATAGGAGTAGGTATGATGATGGGTGGAGATTGGGATGATGATGGTAAAAAAGATTATCATCAGTATTTATTGTTAAATTGGTCTTATAGAGTTGTAAATAGAATGAGAAGAGAGCTTGGATTCTTTTATGGTTCTGAAGGATTTGATATGATAGCTAAATCATCTTTACCTGTAACAGGTGTTTTATTAGATGGTAAAAAAGCTATAACTAATTTTGTAGATTTAGCTTATCATGACATTTTTAATATTCCTGATCCTCATAAAAAAGTAGGGTACTTTCATTATACTGCTAAAAATGTACCTTTAATTAATCCTATAATAAAATTAGTTGATACAAAAAGAGATAAATAAAAAAGGGGCTTAACCGCCCCTTCTATTTTTAATCTAATGAAACTCCATAATCATTTAGTAGCTCATGGAGCATATCTCTAGCATCCTGATAAGCAGCAGCTGAGCTGTCATCTAAAGTAGGATCATACTTAAGTTTACTTCTTAGCTTTTGATTTAAATCCCAAAGAACCATTTTATAATCTGATGCATGTACTGCATCATGAAAATCTTGTTGTTCTTCAGGTAAAGTAAATGTTATAGTAGCCTTTGCCATATTAGTGAATTTTATAAATCCATTTAACAAATCTAGGAACTTTAGCTAACTGCTCATAAGCATGCTTTAAATTATAATCTAAATTATTATGTAAAGTTCTTATTCTAACATTATCAGCTTTTAACTCCATTACTTGCTTAGAGTAGTCCTTAATTTTAACATTAAGCTCATCTAGCATTCTCTCATTAGCACTAAGACCATTCTGTAATGAAATAATCTGAGAGATTTTCTCATCAATTAATTCAGATTGTCTATCAATTGTTGGTGATGTTACATTAACATCTGCTACTAATGCATCTACTTGAGGTTTACGTGACCTTCTTCTAGGTTTATTTTCCATTGCTTATTTATTTGTTTGTTGTTTTACAGGTTTTCTAAATAATTAACAATTAATCTTAATTCTTCAACTGAAAAATCTCCTTTTAATCTATTGGCTCTATTTGATATAATTTGAATATTATCTTTCAAATAACCTTTAAAATTATTAATTCGATCAACTGAGTAAGTCCAATCATTATCACCATAAATGAAGTCTTTATTAAAAATAGGACATTTTTCTGGTAATATAATATCTTCCAATTCTAAATTAAATTCTATGTTTTTATTTTTAGCTCTTGATTTTACTCTGTTGAAGATTCTTTTTTCCAAAGGAACTTTTTTCCAATCAACAGCAGATTTTTTACATAGCTTGCAAGCTGAAGTATCTATCCCCAGCTTGCATTGCTTATGCTCAGAAAAATCTTTATACAATTTTTCTTTATTACATTTTTTACATTTATACTTTTTCACAAGTACAAAGATAAGAAATTTCTGTGAGATAATTAAACTACTACACAACCATCTGCACCACAGGCTACTTCACCTACTAAGTTAGTAATATCATCTTCTTCTGTAACTAAAGATAAATCAATAGATGTTAATTGACCTACAAGATTGTTGTATTGAGCTTCACTAATATCTTCAAAAGGTGCTTGACTATAGCTACCACCATCAAATGGAAGACAGCTTAATCCATTGTAGAAATCTTTATTTCTCCACATCCATTCTCCAACCACTTCCCACTCATCAAGTTTTACATAAGAATCTTCATGACTTGCATACATTCTAGTTTTATCAATAGAAATAGTAGCAGATACATTATGTGTGTTATCACCATGAATGTGTCCTGGTTTAATCCATTCTATAGATACTTTCTTAACTCTTTCTAATGTATCAATAGCAGTCTCAGTTCTTATTACAGAACCAGCAGGTGCTTTAATAGGAATCTCAACTACTGCAGAATTAGGAATTAATAAATGGTCTTTAACTAGACTAGGATGGTTAGCAGCTAAGTACTTGTACAAATCTTCTGACTTAGACATTTGCATTCTTCTAATATAGAAGTCATTATGCCAAGCATGAATACCTGATGCAGTACCTAATACACAACTTGTAGTACCTGATGGCTTAACACAAGTAATTCTAGCTGCTCTGTTGATACCTATAGTCTGGCATAACTCAATATTAGTAAGCTCAGCAACATTGGCTGCTTCTGTAAGGTTATACTTAAATACTTCCATACTAGCAATACCTGTCATACCAATACCAACTAAAGCATCTTTCTCAGTAGTCTTTTTCCAAATAGGTCTTAGATAATGAAAGTCAGTAAATCCTGCTTGTAAAGTACCAAAGAATGCTGCTGCAGTTACTCTAGAGTTTAAATCATCTTGTGATGTAACATCAGAGACATTAACCTCACATAGATTACAGAACTGATAAGGTCTTAGTGCAATCTCACAACAAGGGTTAGTACCCCAGTCAGGATTGTTAGTAAAGTAAATACCAGGTTCACCAGCATAACTAAGTTCTATCTTTCTCCATAAATCTAAGAAAAACTCTTTAGTTATTCTGTGTCTTACAAGTACAGCAGAGTTATTAGCTCTACCTCTTTGTGGATTAAGTTCCCACCAATTACCAAACTTACAAGTAAGCATTGATTCATCATCAGCACTAAAAAGGCTAATCAAAGCTGCTCTACGGATACCACCTGCAAGAACTGCATCTGCAATATGACAAACTATATCATGAACTTCAACAGAAGATAGCTTTTCACCATTTTCTTTTCTTTCAAGAATTTGTTCTAATTCAAATAAGCATTTCTTAAGTGGCTCAGGTCCTGGTGCTTTACCACCAGCAGTAATTAATCTTGCACCTTTGTGTCTAATATCACTAAAGTCAAATCTAGGTTTAGTGTTTCTAAAACCAAGATAACTTCCAATCATATGTTTAACAGCATCAGCCCAACCTTCAATACTATCACCTACTAAAAATTTTTGTTCCTTAACAGGCTTATTAATTTCAGGTAGTTTCTCAATGTGTTTAAACTGTACAGAGTAACCTACTCCTGTACCACCAAGTAGTAAGAACATAACCTCACCAAAGGCTCTGTAGTCATCAATAGGTAAATAGCAACAGTTGTAGATTCTAGCTTCATTCTTTTGAATAGCAGGGCCTGCAAACTGCAATGCTCTCATAGATGGTAATACCTTTTTATCAAAGATAAACTGACCATAATTCATAATATCATTAGAAAGAGCAGGATATTTATCTACCATCATCTGTAAGTATCTTACAATGATTTCATTATATGTTTCTCGTCTTTTTTGTTGTGGTAAGTATTTTGCATACTTATTAAAGACTACCACGTTAGATAGTGTTTCTAATCCAATTTCCATTTTTAAATTTTTTAAGGGGTGGCAAATATAATAATAAAACCCACACACCAAACATTTGATTGTCTGATGTGTGGGTATTTTTATTATTACAAGCTCATTGGTATATTGATAGGCAGTTTACCATCTAAGATAACTGCACAGGCAACAACTGGTTTTCTGGTATTCTGTTTGCCATAAGCAAAAGCATACTTTTCATGGTCAATTCCACAGCCTACTGAAACACCAAATATCAGATCTTTAAAAGATGCTAGATATCTGACATTACATACAGTATGTAAGTGACCAATAACTGTAGATTGTCTGTTTTCTCTAGCAGCATTAATTGCCGCTAATTCACCAGATAATCCAGTACCATGTTGATAAATTACTCCATTAATTTCATGTGTAAAATCCCACTGCCATGTAGAAGGACTTTGTAATAACTCTTGATAAGTCTTTAACCAAGTCTTAGGTAAGCCTGCTGTAAAAGCTTTTCTAAATGGTAATGCATCATGATTTCCAATGCAAACTTTTACATTAGGAAATGTGTAATACCATTCTTTCATTTTTAACAGAGCTAAGTTAAACTCATCTCCTGCTGACATACCTTCAGGGTCTTTCTCATGATAACTAACAGCATGGTTATCAACTGCATCACCAATGTGAACTACAGTACCACAATCATACTCTTCTTGTACTGACCTACAGAATGCCATATACCCTTCAAGAGTAAATGGTTCATGTGGGTCACCAATAACTAAAACATTATCTGGATTTCCATCCAAATAAGGTTCTAGTCTTGTGGCTGTACTTTTAACTGTACTACGATATAATTCTCTTGCTAATCTGATTATTTCAGTATCTTGTTCGCCAGTTAATTCACTGACAATTTCCAACGATTTCTTTAGGTAACCAGGCTTAGCACAGAAAAACTCATATACAAAATTAATCCTTGCATTATTGTTTTTAGCCATATTTTTTTATTTATACAAATATAAGAATATCTTATATAACCTCTTGTTCATTATCTACTTTATACTTAATAAAATAGGTTTCTTCTTCTATAGAAGGTATAGATGATAACTCAGCATCTTGAGGTAAACTCATACCAATCTGCTTCTCAATCTCAAATCTCCGCCAGTCTTTCTTATACAGAACACCAGAGGGACCAAAATTATCAGAAGATGTAGCAGAGTAAAAATCAAGAATCTTCTTTTTATCCTCTGCTCTAAACTTAGAATAAGAACCACTATCAAATAAAGCTAATGTCTTTAAGCACTCAAAAGGTATTTCATAAATCAACATAACAGAAACTTTATCAAAATCTACATATGAATGAAAACAAGGGTTTTTCTTCATTCTAGTTATGTAAGCTTCAAAACCTGCAATTGGACTATATTTATACAAAACAAATACATGTTGAGTTAATTCAGGAAACTCTTCGCAATACCTAAAAGCATTTATAAAATTACATTTAGGAAAAAACTCATCTTCCTTAAAATCAGTAATCTTACCATTTTTAGGTGTCACCAGCGGCAATAGATATGCAACTGTTTTAGTTTTAATCTTTTTAATTTCATCTAATGTCATACTACAAGATTATTTACATCTAAGATAATAGGTTCTTCTTCACCAAAATACTCCCCATCCATAATCTTTAGACATTTATAATTCTGATAGAATTTCTCAATGCCCTTGTATTCACCGTATTGATTAATATACTCTTCAAAAACTGTAGTTCTCAAAGATTCTACATCATCAATATTAGAAAGAAGTTTAGTAGCAAATGCTTTACCCTTACCTTCTAAGCCTTTTATATTATCTACTGAGTCTCCAATAATCATGGATTCCCAGAAATATAAATTAGCTTCTTGTTCACTAGTTGTAACCCATTCATTAGTTTTGTAATTGTAGTGAGTACCCTCTAGTTTTAGTAAATCTTTGTCTATTGCACATATAAATGAATTATCAAGCTTAATTCTTAACATATTAACTACATCATCAGCTTCTATACCATGTAATGGTATAAATCCCCAATGATCTACCATATGCTGTTTTGCCTCCTTGTAAAAGGGAAGAGGCTCCCTGTCTTTTCTATTAGCTTTATATTCAGGATATGCATCATATCTAAATTGTGCTTTAGTATATCCTACATACCCTAAATACTTGCTTGCTTTAGTGTTAATTAGTATAGAACTAATCAAACTATCAATAGATTGTTTAATAACCTCTAAAGGCTTATCATAGGTTTTATTATCACTGTCCCAGTGGGCTATAAAAACTATAGAGTCAGCATCAATTAGGGCTATACTTTCTGAGTGTAATTCCATGTTCTAGCAGTTTTTTAATTATGCGATAAAAGTCTTCCTTCCTAAGAACTACAACTTCTTCACCTTCTTTTTTATGAAAAACCACATTTACATAAACATCTCTTTCTGGAACCATCTTAGGAATACAAGACTCCATGTCATCCAAAACAGTAAATACATTTAAGCCAGTTTTTACAGCTTTACACTGTATATTATATGGAATACCATTGATATCTATCTTGGCATCATCCATAATTTTACTTGTAGCTCTAGTAGTTGCTGCTGTAGCAAAACCTAAATCTTTTAATTCCTTAACAACTTTCCTCTCATAATTATGACCTATCCTCCTAACATTGGGTCTAGCCTTTGATTTTTCAGAAGATAGTTCATTCTTATTTTTAATCTTACGTCTATTTGGTTCTCTCATCTTGTTTATTATTAGTAAGAACATTAATGATATCATTAAATGCTTCTACTTTACCTTCATAGAATCTAATTGTTAAAGGATCCTGGTCAAGAGTATCCAACTCAGTGGCTACTCTATCACAGGCATCTCTCTTTTTATAAATGACTTGAAGGATTGTTTCTGTTAACTTATCCATAAGCCATTAGCTTATACTGTTCCTACAACAGCATCAACATCAGCATTGTAAACTGCTGTTTCAGCTACTGGTGCTTCAACTTCACTAAAGTTTTCTACTTTATTAATGATAAAATCAAATACAGGATTGATAATGTAGTCTACACTAGTTTTTGTTGGTTTAGCAAAACCAAATTTAATTAGTACATCACGCATTTCTTTAATGCTAATACCAAAATGGTCAGCCATTGTTTTTGCATCTGTTCTGTATGCTCTCATTGCTGCTACTTCTTTTTGAGAGATATTTATAATTGTTGCTTCTGTGTTCATATTAAATAATCTTTTAAATTGTTTACTAATTTTTTTGTTTGATCATATCCCTTCATGGATATGTAATCTGAAATATCTTTAATATTATCAGGGATAATTAAAGATTTTATACCAAATTGTGTAGAGAACTTTTTCATTGCTTTTAAACCTACTTCATCGTTATCATAGTTTATAATGATATTTGGAAACCTCATTGATAGTAGTTGAAATTGATTCTCATTTAGGAAAATGTTCTCACTTTGTGGTGCTATGCTATTATAACCATATATTCGCCAAATTATACAATCTTTCAAAGACTTCGTAATAATTAATTCTTTATTTTGTTTATCTAATTGATTGTAGCCACTAAATACATTCCTTGGTATATTACTTATCCATTTATTCTGCCTGTCAGCAGATGGTCTAAGTATCTTTCTCATTCCATTACCATGCTCATAACTATAAGCAAGGTCATTTGTACTCTCTGAGTAAACATTTAGCAATTCATTATTCTTAACGCTAATCCAGTAGTCAGTGACTGGAACAACATTATAAAAATTGAGCATATCTTTGTCTATATAGTACTTATTCCAATAAGTATCATACTCTTTCCAATCTCTCTTTTTTATCCTAATCATTGTAGTTTGTCTATTCTGTTTGTCAGGTAGTCCTAAATAATTTAAAGATGGTATTATTTCTTTGTTTTGAACTTTCTTAATAAATCCAAAGTCATTTGCAATTACTTTTAATACTTCGTGATAAGTTAGTTCTTCATTAAATTTTTGTCTCATGTAGAATTGTACATATGCAAAACAATTGTAACTTTCATTAGTACCAAAGTCCTTGTAATAGAGACCATTTGGATAAGCTTTAATGCTGCAAGAAGGATATTTATCCATTCTTAAATCTGAGCAGAATGGTTTATTAAGGTCTATAAAGTTCTTACAATAGAATCTAAAAATCTGGTACTCAGAAACATTCCTGAGTACCATATCCTTAGTTAAATGAATAACGTCTACACCTCCAAAATTAGAACTGTAAGCCATCATTACCTCCTGTAGCAAAGAAATCATTATCAGGTAGCTTTACCAGTTTCTTGATATCAGTATCAGGATTGAATGTCATCTTAGTTACAGCTACCACAGGGTATTCTGCACCTTCTTGAATTGCTTCTGCAAATTCTGGATAGCCAATAACAGATCTAACACCTGTTGAGCCATCTTGTTTAAGATATTCTTCACCACGGAATTTAATTCTCAAAGAATGACCAGCAAGCTTACTATTGTAAACTTGACCTAATTCTTCAATGTTTTCTGCTTTAGCTGCAAGATAATCTGCATCTTTTACTACTTTAGTAAAGATGTGACGGATTTTTTTGTAAGTAGATTCTGCTGCTTTTTCTGATAGATAAAAACGCATATCTGTTGTTGCATCAGCATCACCATCTACTAAGTGTAGAGAGAATGTAATAGTAGGATTACCATTAGCATTAAGCTCACCCTTAACAGATTTAATTGTTACTTCGTGAATACCTGGTCTTACATACTTAGGTTTGTTGATTTCTTGAACATCTTGTCCTCCGAACATAATTTTAAAATTTAGTTATTGTTATTTAAATACTTTATCCCAACTCGCTACAAGATTCCCATCTATAGACTCAGTTAAAATAATTTCTTGATTTTTTAGATGATCTGGTCTAGCACCACAAGTAATCTCATCAGATGTTTTGAAATTCAAAATAACTTGATTACCTTTTCTGCTTAGTAAACCAATAGCATCTGCTTTAGCACAAACTAAAGCCTTAATTTTACCTGTAAGATCCAAATCTACAGCAGATACTTCTTTACCTGCTACTTCAATATTTTTATCTTTCAAATGACCTAGTAGAATAATACTACCATCATCAGGCACCAATGTCTCAATGTAATCTAGAATCTTAAAGAAAGCTTCTCTAAGATATAAATAACCTGCACCATTAGGTAGTTTAAGTACATTATCACCTGCAAATGTTTTACCCATAGGAGTATCCATATACAAAGATTTAGCGTAACCTAAACACAATTCCTCTAAAGCAGTTACAGTATCTACTGCAATATACTTGTAAGGTTTTCCAGCTTTAACAATCTCAGCACCAACCTCTTTAAGAGTTTGAAGACTATCAACTTTAAGCTTCATTGCATCAACATAATCAGAACCCTTCTCAAAGTCTAGCAAAAGGCAATTATCTAATAAAGCCAAAGCTGAGGTTTTCCCAGCTTTAGGCTTTGAATAGATAACCAACCTTTTAGGGTTAGCTCTAGTAGCTAACACCTTTTTAGTTGGTAACTCAATCATAATTTAACTGCAAGTTCTAGTATACGTTCTACTAATACTGGATACAATCCAGGATACTGACTCTTAACTAAATCAATGTTAGTACCACCAATAATAATTGGAGTTCTTTGACCATCTCTAGTTTGAAGGTCTGTCTTTGGAACAACAGTAGTCAAATCCAATACTTTGCAAAGAGTATTAATAGCATCAATAGCTTCGTGTCTTGTATCACAAGGGAATCTACCTGCTTTAATCTCATTTACATAAGCAATGTACTCTGCTTTCATCTCATCATTTGGGTCTGTAGCTGGTTTAGTGTCTACAACCTCTTCAAAACTTACTGTTTCTTCTGTCATTTTTCTTGTTTTTGTTGTTGTTAATAGTAACCTCTACCATTTGAGAGGTGGTTGCTGTAATAAGTATCTTTTTCATCAAGATAGTTAAAGCATTCTAAGCAATAGCTTTGCTGCATTCCTGTATCCCACATAGTATCTTTGTGCTTACAGGGTGTGTCTAGTTTATCAAAAAATAAATCTAACTGTTTAATGTTAGCATCTTTATTGTCAATTTTAACTACATCAGCAGGTTCAAAACTTTGATTATACTGTCTTTCTTCTTCCTCTAGTTTATTTGTTTCATCCATATAATCTAGAAGCATATGCTCAACAGGAAAATCATAATCAACTCCCATAAAAGCTGTATCACGTTCTTCAATTAACTCTATAACATAATCTAATACTTTACCATAAGCATAAATATGTTTAGGATTATTGAGATAGTGCTTGCTCTTTTTAAAGCCTTCATATATTGCCTCATAAAGTTCTGACTTTGGTTCCGCAGGTTTACTCCCATAGGTAACTGTAGGTCTTGTATACAAAAAGCGTTTATCAGAATTACTAATGATATCACAAATTACATTGTAGCAATTTGTAACATCTTTAATAGACACATACTCAGTAGATGTATGAGGATTGTAATAACCACAAGAAATATTAAAGCAAGCAATGCCTACATTTCTTTTAGATAAACAACCAGCATCAGTTGCAATACCAGTACACTCTTTGTAATTGTAATCTTTAAGAACAGGTGCCACAAATGTACTAAATTCCTGATCAAATAGTGGTACACCATTTGAATAATTTATGAAATCTGAGTTATTTTTTCTGTCAGCCTGACCTATAAACATACAATCATCAAAGAATGATAAATCACAAGCACTAGAACCTATGCAACCTACTTCTTCTGCTACAAAGAATACAACTTTTATAAAGTTATAATCTTCAAGCAGTTGTAGACACATAAATACTCCTACAAGGTCATCACCACCTGTACCTACTTGTCTTGGTCCATCAAATGCTAACAAATAATCACCATTTTGAAATATGGTTTTATTTTCAGCATATTTATGAACTTGATCTAGATGACTTACTATACATGGATAAAGACTAGTTTTACCTTTAGTAACATAAATATTACCATGTGTGTCATTTTCTATTGTTAAGCTACCTTTTAGCTTTAGATTCAAAGCTTCTAAATAAGTACTTAATGTAGGAACTATCTGTTTCTGTTCTTTGTTAGACTCTGATTGCCATCCTAGAACCTCTATTAATAATTTTTCGTTAAACATTGTGTTAAAATATAATGTGTTGTTCTTGTTGACTATCTGTTGCTATGTCATTAATTTGGCTTAACATTGCTTGTAATTCAGGATTAGCAGCTATAATTCTAGCTATATCTTCAGAAGTAAGGTCAGCATTTGGAACATAACCAGCTCTTTCTATTTGTTCATGTATTCCAATTCCTGGACCTGCTGCTATAGTATAAGGATTTTCTTCTACTTCTTGCTCTGCATCTAAATCCTCCTCTAGTTCTAAATCATCATTATCTAAATCATCATCATCCCAATTAAAATCAAAATCTCTATCAATATCAGAATCACCAGCTTGCGGTGTATCAGAATCATCTAATGTTACTGTATCAACTTTAAGAGTTGGATCTATACCATAGCCTGTATTGACAAATCTTCTGTCATATACTTTACCATTATCATAGTAAACTTCATTGTTATCAATAAGTTCACCAGATAATTCACAAGCAGTAAAGAAATTCAAAGCATTTACAGATGCTTGTTTAGTAAATGCATTTATAAACTGAAAGTTATCTATATAAGGAACATCAAAATTACTACTAATATTAGATTGTTGCATTATAGCTACTTGGTATTTACAAGCATCATGTTGCTTATCAATTGCAGAAGGTAACCAATCTAAATCTACTTTATAGTTATCATCATATTGCTTAGTCCAATTACCTGGACCCATAGCAGTTAGAATTCTATTACTACCTAAAGGTTTTCTATGCTCGTAGATATTTTTAATACCATTTTCTTTAGCATATCTATGGAATAAAGTAATAATCTTAGTATCTACAGTATAAATTCTATCCATAAATATGCTAAAGAAAATGGAATTAAAAA